CAGTCACTCTGTGCCAGCTAGCTCGCGGCGAGGGATATGGCGCGTGCGGGCCGGAAGCGAAATTGTTCGAGCAAAAGCCGCCTAAAGAGCCGCCCGAAGAATCGCCGAAGAAGCGGTCTTTGTGGGTGCGCGTCGAGCGTTTCCTCGCGCCCTTCGGTAATTCTGGCTATCTCGGGCGCCGACCCTGAGTTCTGCGCTACGCCGATGCGTACTCGGCCGCTGGCTCCTGCGCTACGGGCACACACAACGGGGAATGACCATGCGCCGCCGCAAAAATCTGATGCCTTTGACGCTCGACAACCTGCGCACGCACATGGCGCCGGGACGGTCGTACACCTCAGCCATGCTCGCCTGCATCTTCGACGGCTCGCCGGCTGCCATTGCGGACTTGCTGGAGACGCTCAGCGCCGCCGGTGATGTCAAGAGCCATATTGCCTATCGCGAGACGCGTCCTGAGCGTCGCCGGTATTGGCTGACGCCTCCGAAGCGGCTCACGCCCACCGAGCGGGGAGAACTCCAGGGCTACGACCTGATGCGCTTTCCGCGCCTCGCGATGGCCTCTCGCCGCTAGATTTGCCGCTGCCTATGCTTTCGGGCATCCACCCGAAGGAGCGAGAGCGTGCTGAGCCGCGAGCAGATCGAGCAGCTGATGCGCGAAGGTGCCGAAGCGTTTGAGAACGGCATGACGCGCGAGGACTGCCCATACCCGCTCACGAGCGCGCAATTCGCCACCTGGACGCGTGGCTACCAGAACGCGGCGTTCGGCGCCGCAATGTCCTCACGGAGCGAATGATGCGCAAAAGCCTGCTGATTGCCGCCCTCGGCGCGGTACTTCCGATGTTCATGTCCGATGTGGTTGCCGCAGCTGCTGCCGCGCCTTTGCCGCCCGGCGACGTACCCGCAACGCCCGCTACGGAGGCTGGCATGGACCCCGTGGGGGAGTCGACAAGCACGGTCGCCGCTGCGGTTGTGGCGTCTGCCGAATCTACTTCGACACAACCTACCTCGCCGGTTGCGGAATCGACAGCTGAAGTCCCAAACGCTGCACCCGCTGCCGACGCTGGCGCGCACGAGGCTGGCGATGCTCCTGCCGCTGGTGGTGACGTCCCAAACGGTGCCCCGGCTGCGGCCGAGCCTACAACCGCATTGGGCTCTGCAACGTCTGCCGTTGGCGCCGATACCACATCGCCCATCGCCGCAAATTCGCCCGTTGAGCAGGTGCCGCTGCGCGTCACGGTGGCTGGGCACCTCGAAGCGATCTACCGCGCGGTGTCAGACGCGGACAAGCCCGCTATCGATCACGCCATCGGCCTGAAGGAGCACATCGGCGACGTCCTGCACAGCATCCAGAACGGCATCGACGTGCGCTCGGGTGAGATGGTCCAGAAGCTCGAAGCGCTGTTCCACAAGCTGTAAGCCGCTATGCCGCGCGGATCTCAACTCAAGCCACGCGTCGAGTTCTCGCAAGAGAAGTTCAACGAGATTTGCGCGCGCATTGCTGCCGGCGGCGACAACTCCAGCCTGCGTCAGATCTGCACCGAATCGGGCATGCCGAACCGCGACACGTTCAACCAGTGGCGCAAGCGCACCCCCGAACTCGAAGCGCAGTACGACCGGGCCCGCGAGGATCAGAAGGAAACGTACTTCGACGAACTGATCCACATCGCCGATACCGTGAAAGACGCTGCCATCGCTCGGAACATGATGGATGCCCGCAAATGGTCGTGGGCGCGCATGGACCCGTCGCGCTTCGGCGATCGCATGACGAACGAACTGGTGGGCAAGGATGGCGGACCGATCCAGACTCAGGTGGTGCGCCTGCGCATGACGCCCGTCGAGGAGCTGCCGGAATGAACGACGACCGCGACCACTTCGACGAGCGTCTGGGGAACAGCCGTGGCCGACGTCGCCAGTCCTGATATCGAGCTTCCGCACAACTGGACGCCGCGCATCTATCAGGGCCGTCTGTGGAACTACATGCTGCGCGGCGGCACGCGAGCCGAGGTCATCGCACACCGTCGCTGGGGCAAGGATGAGGTCGCGCTGCACTGGTCGGCCGTCGCCGCGCACGACCGCGTCGCAAGCTACTGGCACATGCTGCCGCAGGCCTCGCAGGCGCGTAAGGCCATCTGGGACGCGATCAATCCGCACACCGGTAAGCGCCGCATCGACGAAGCCTTCCCGCTTCATCTGCGCAAGCGCACGCGCGAGCAGGACATGTTCATCGAGTTCAAGGTGGGCTCGACGTGGCAGGTGCTCGGCTCGGACAACTTCAATTCGCTCGTCGGTTCGCCGCCCGCGGGCATCGTCATGTCCGAATGGGCGCTGTGCAATCCGGCCGCATGGGCGTATCTGAAGCCGATTCTCGACGAAAACGGCGGCTGGGCGATGTTCATTACCACGCCACGCGGCAAGAATCACGCGCACGCCATGCTGCAGATGGCACTCAGAAACCCGAAATGGTTCGCCGAGGTCTCGAACGTCCTGAAAACGGGCCGCTTCTCGAAATCCGAGCTTGAAGAGCAGCGCGAAGAGTACCGCGCGATGTACGGCAAGGACCAGGGCGACGCGATGTTCGAACAGGAGCTGATGTGCAGCTTCGAAGCGGCCATTCTCGGCGCCTACTACGGTCTGGAAATGGCGGATGCGCAGCGCGAGGGTCGTATTGGCAGCGTGCCGCACGATCCGTCGCTGCCCGTCTTCACCGCATGGGACATCGGGCGCACCGACGATACCTCGATCTGGTTCTATCAGGTCGCATGGGGTGAAATCCGCGTCATCGATCACTTCAAGGCGAGCGGCAAGGATCCGAAGCATTACGCCGAGGCATGCCATGGGCGCGAAATCATCGTCGAGGAGCACGGCGAGAACGGCAAGCCGGTGAAATGGCACCTCGGCGCACCGATTCCCGAATCCGCTCACCGTATCGCCTATCGCTATGGTCTGCACTGGCTGCCGCATGACGCGAAACCGAAGACGTTCGCGTCGCCGCGCTCCGGGCTCGAACAATTGCGCGACTTCGGCATCAAGGCAAAGATCACGCCGAAGCTGAGCGTTCAGGACGGCATCATGTCGGCCCGCGCGACGCTACCGCATTGCTGGTTCGACGAAGAGCGCTGCGACTTCGGCATCGAATCGCTGCGCAACTATCGCCGCGAGTGGGACGACGAGGCGAAGATCTTCACCGACAACCCGGTGCACGACTGGACCTCACATGCCAGCGATGCATTTCGCTATCTCTCGCTCGTGTGGCGCAATCCCGAGTCCGAAAAGCCGGTCGAAAAGCCGCGCTTCCTGCACGACCTCACCGCCAGCGAGGTTTTCTGGCCTTCGCAATCCTCCACCTCTGTCCAACGGGAGCGCATATGAATCCTGCCGCACCAGCCTATACCCCCAAGCAGATTTCCGCGTCTGGCAACGTCTGCGCCATCGACGGCATTCTCGGCGGCATCTTCGTGAGCGCCGCGAGCGCAACGCCGACGATCACCGTCTACGACGATGCGGGCGTGGGCACGACCACCAAGCTCGTCGACACCTTCACGCCCGTCGCAGGCACCTGGTATCCGCTGCCGTTCGCCTTCGCTAAGGGGCTGAACGTCGTCATAAGCGGCACCGTGTCGGCAACCGTCGGCTACACACCGGGCTGAATCATGAAACTCATCTCGGTCGTCCGCGAACTGCTTATTGCATGGCGCATCCGTCGCAAGCTGATGCAGCGGCTCAATGATCCCGACTGCTATCGGCACGGACGTGGCACCGGCGTGCTCTTGCGTGCGATCGTTGATGGGCGCGACTTCAGCATCGTCGAATTCAAGGACAAAAAATGAGCGACGCAACGGCAGCCGCGAACACGGCCACTCCCTTCGACACGGACGTCATCCGCTGGGTGAAGGAGATCGAGCTGTACGAGCAGAAGGCATCGAATTGGGAAACCAAGTCGAAGAAGATCCTTCGCCGGTACAAGGATGAGCGCGGCGCGCGCGAAGAGCGCGAGGCCCGCTATAACGTGCTCTGGTCGAACGTCCAGACGCTGCTGCCGGCGCTCTATTCACGCAATCCGAAGCCCGACTTCCAGCGGCGCTTCCTCGATGCCGATCCTGTCGGGCGCGTCACATGCGAGATTCTGGAGCGTGCGACGACGTTCACGCTCGACAAGGAAGATTTCTTCCTGACGGCGCGCCAGTGCGTAACCGATCGCCTGCTGCCCGGTCGCGGTACGGTGTGGATCCGCTATGTGCCGCACTTCGCGGAAGCGGAGACGAAGCAACTCGGTGGCTCGATCCCGAACGAAGGCCTGCAGGTCGACGACGACGCGAACGCCAACGAAACGCCCGATCAGGTGCAACAGGCGGCATCCTCGGGTGAGCCGATTGAGGATGTGGAGTACGAAGAGGTCGACGTCGACTACGTGCACTGGTCCGATTTCGGTCACACCATCGCGCGCACGTGGGAAGAGGTCCGCGCGGTCTGGCGCATCGCCTATCTGACGCGCCCGGAACTCATCAAGCGCTTCGGCCCGGAGATCGGCAGCAAGGTCGCGCTCGATTACAAGCCCGAAGACCTGAAGGGGCAGGAGAACACCGAATACCAGCGCAAGGCCGCGATTTACGAGATCTGGGACAAGCTGACGAAGAAGGTTTTCTGGATCAGCAAGACGTACATGTTCTCGCCGCTGGACAAGCGTGACGACATGCTCGGGCTGCAGAACTTCTTTCCGTGCCCGCGCCCGATCTTCCCGAACATGCCGAACGACAGCATCATCCCGACGCCTGACTACGCGATGTATCAGGATCAGGCGCACGAGCTGGATGACCTGACGAACCGTATCGCGCTGCTCACGGATGCGATCCGCGCGACGGGCGTCTATGACTCGTCGGTGCCAGGCCTGCAGCAGATCCTCGCGGGCGGCTACGACAACAAGCTCGTTCCGGTAGATTCGTGGGCGGCATTCGCGGAGAAGGGCGGCATTCAGGGCGCCATTCAGCTGATTCCGATGAAGGAACTCGCGGATACGCTGCTCGTGCTCTACAACGCGCGCGACAAGGTCAAAGAGGATCTGTACGAGATCACGGGCATGGCCGACATCATCCGGGGCTCGACGGATGCGGCCGAGACCTACGGCGCGCAGCAGATCAAGGCCAATTTCGCATCGATCCGGCTCGAAGACATGCAAGCCGAGGTGCAGCGCTTCGCGCGCGACGTTGTTGTGATGATCGCCGAGGTGCTCGCCAACCAGTTCGATATTCAGACGATCGCCGAGATTTCCGGCTACCCGCTGATGACCGCGCAGGAAAAGCAGATCGCACAGGAAATCATGAAGCTCGGCGGTGAACTGCCCGACGAGATGCAGAAGCCGTTCTATGAGCCCACATGGGAAGAGGTCGATCACCTGCTGCGCAATGCCAACATGCGCCATTTCCGCCTGGACATCGAGACGGACTCGACGATCAAGATGGACCAGCAGCAGGAGAAGGCGGACCGCTCCGAGTTCCTGAAGGCCATCGGTGAATTCATCAGTGCGGCGACCAATGCGCCTCCAACGCTCCTGCCGCTGCTGTGCGAAATGATGATGTTCGCGGTGCGCGCGTTCCCGGTCGGCAAGACGCTCGAAGCGTGCTTCCAGGAGACGGTGGACAAGCTCCAGCAGCAGGCCAAAGCCGCCGCGTCTGCGCCGCCGAAGCCGGATTCGGATCAGGTCAAGGCGAACACGACGCTGCAGGTCGCGCAGATGAAGCAGCAGGGGGATGCGGCCGAGACGCAGCAGCGCGGCCAGATCGAGATGGCGAAACTGCAGTTGCAAGGTCAGAACGACGAGCGCAAGGCTCAGCTCGACGCGTGGGTCGCGCAACAGGAGCAACGCGCGCAGGCCGCGCAGGCGGCTCAGGAGATGCAGCTCGAAGCGCAGCGCAACGCCATGCAGCAGCACGGCGACATGCTGCTCGAACGGATGCGCGCGGCGATGGATCAGCAGACGGAAAGCATGAAACAGCAGATGACGCTGCTCATCGCGCAGTTGAACAACGCCGCGAAGATCGAAGTTGCCGAGATCGGCGCGCAATCAACGCTTGACGCAGCGCAGGCCAGCGCCGCGCGGGCAGCCACCAACGGAGCGAACTGACATGCCGATTTACACGGTAAAGTGCCCCTGCTGCGAAATGGAGACGGATATCTATCGCACCGTCGATGAACGTGACCGCGATTTGCCCATGCACTGCGGCGAGCGGATGGCGCGCAAGGTCACAGCGCCCTATGTCGCGCCCGACATTCAGGCATATCAGGCCGTGGCCGTCGATGTCGCGACCGGCAAGCCGCCCGTCATCAACAGCCGCAGTGCGCACCGTGACTTCCTGAAGCGCAACGGCTATACCGAGATCGGCAACGAGTCCATCGGTCGCAACCGCAAGGAAGGCGAGGTACGCGGCGATTTCAACCTGCGCAAGGAACTGACCGAAGCCACGCGCGAAGTTCTGGGGAAACAGCGATGATCGGCGCATTCCTTCCGAAGCTCATTCCGTTGCTCGAGCAAACGCGCATGCAGGCGATGCTCAAACAGCAACAGGCGATGCAACAGCAGCAACCGCAGCCGATGCCCGGCGCTGCGCCCGCGATGCAGCCGCATCCGGGCATGCCGATGCAACAGCAACCGCCTGTTCCGCCGCAAGCTCCTCCGCAGATGCCGCCGCGGTGAATTACGACCGAGTGGGTCGCGTGTTCCAGAGCGCGATCGCAGACTGAGCGTCAGTGCATTCGATCGTCATTGCACCGCAGGAGACGCATTCGACGAAGGCACCGTCATTCGCGGTGTTGAGATAGGCGTCGCTGCCGCAGAATGGGCATGGCTTAAGGCATTGGGCAAGGTTCTTTTCCATACTCGATTCACATTGACGGGTTGACAATGACATTGTAGGACGCATTGCCGTGAAATTTCCCGCTGCCTAGCATCCTGAGCATGCAAATCAGCGGGGATTTCCCAAAATGGACGTCAATAACGGTCAGCAGGCGGCAGAAACGGGCGGTACCGAAACCACCCAGGAGACAGAACTCTCCCTGCGCGAAGAACTGGCGCGCAATCTCGCCGAACTGAAGGGCGATCCGGTTGACACACCGGTTGACACTCCCGTCGAAAAGACCGCACCCGCTACCAAGACCGACACGACGCAAACCGGTGACACCACGCAAACGGCGTCAACGGAAACCACGCAGACCACCCCGACTGACGCGAAATCGAAGGCCCCGCAATCGTGGAGTGCCGCCGATCGCGCGCATTGGGACAAGATCCCCGCCGAAGTGCAGGCCGTCATCGCGCGGCGCGAGGAAGAAGCGCACCGCGGTATCACGTCGATGGGACAGGACGCCGCATTCGGTCGCAAGGTCAATGAAGTCGTTTCACCCTACCTGCCGATGATCCGCGCCGAAGGCGGTGACCCGGTCGGCGCAGTGCAGAGTCTGCTGCAAACTGCCTATACCCTGCGCGCCGGCAACCCGGAGCAGAAGGTGCAGATGTTCCAGCACCTTGCACAGCAGTTTGGAGTTGATTTACAGGCTGTTCAAGCCGGTGCCCAGCAGATTGATCCCCAGGTACATGCGCTTCAGCAGGAGCTTGCGCAAATCAAGGGCCATCTGCAGCAAGGCGAGCAACAGCAACATCAGCAAGTTCAGGCTCACGCCCAGCAGCTTATCGAGGCGTTCGCTGCGGATCCGAAAAACGAGTTCTATGGACAGGTCGCCCCCATGATGGGTCAGCTGATCCTGTACGGACAGGCTTCGGACATGCAGGACGCGTACGACAAGGCATGCTGGGCGCTGCCTGATGTTCGTTCCACAATTCTCACCCGCCAGACGGCGGATGCAGAGGCGAAGCGAGCAGCCGAGGCGAAAGCCAGAGCTGATGCGAAGCGACGCGCAGCAGGATCGATCAGCGGATCGCCGGGTGCTCCAGTCACCACGACGACCACCGCCGCGAATCAGAACCTGTCGTTGCGCGATGAACTGCGGGCGAATCTCCGTGCCGCTACCTCTTCGTAAAACCTCGTCAGGAGCCTCACCATGGGACTGCAAAACCCCAGCAGCACCTTGACGGAAATCGTGACCACGACCCTGCGCAACCGCACGGGCAAGCTGGCCGATAACGTCACCAAGAACAACGCGCTGCTTTTCCGTCTGCGCCGGCGCGGCAACGTCAAGACCGTCTCGGGCGGTCGCACCATCGTTCAGGAACTCGAATACGCCGAGAACGGCACGTTCAAGCGCTACAGCGGTTATGAAGCGCTGAACATCTCGCCGTCCGACGTGTTCACGGGTGCCGAATTCAACTACGCGCAGGCAGCTGTCGCGGTGTCGATCTCGGGCCTCGAACAGCTCCAGAACAACGGCGAAGAAGCCATCATCGACCTGCTCGAATCGCGCATCAAGAACGCGGAAAAGACGCTCGTCAACAACATCGCGCTCGACTGCTACAGCGATGGCACGGCAGACGGCGGCCGTCAGATCGGCGGCCTCGCGCTGCTGGTCTCGCAGACGCCGACGACGGGCGTGGTGGGCGGCATCGATGCATCGACGACGGTCGGCTCGTTCTGGCGCAACACGAAGTTCTCGTCGACCACGGATGGCGGCGGCGCAGCAACGTCGGCCAACATCCAGTCGTACATGAACCGCGTGTACGTGCAACAGGTTCGCGGCACGGACAAGCCGGACCTCATCATCGCCGACAACAACTACTTCCGGCTGTATCTGGAGTCGTTGCAGGCCATCCAGCGCATCACGTCGAATGAAATGGGCGAAGCGGGCTTCGACTCGCTGAAGTACATGAATTCCGACGTCGTGCTCGACGGTGGCTTCGGTGGTGGTGCGCCGGCGAACACGATGCAGTTCCTGAACACGGACTACATCTACTTCCGCCCGCACGTCGACCGCAACTTCGCCCCGATCGGTGACGATCGGTTTGCCGTCAATCAGGACGCGATGGTCAAGCTCGTCGGCTTCGCCGGCAACATGACCGTTTCGAACCGCCGCCTGCAAGCGGTCCTGTTCAACTAAGGGGAGCGACATGTCTTTCATTGCATACGATCCGCTTCTCGGCGTTGTCAAGCTGACTGACGTCGACACCGTGGGCCCCGGGCCCTTCAACCTCGTCGCGGGCACGGGCGCCGGCCGTCAGTCGTTCTCATTCGAGATCATGCGCGGCTACGACCCGAACCTCGGCGGCGGCGAATTCGTGTTCGCGCAGGCTGGCGGCACGATCGCGGTTGGCGATGTGGTGCAGTTCAACCAGGCACTGACGAGCGGCGTCATCCAGAATCAGGCCGTGAAATGGGCCGGTACCGCGAACAGCGGCGACGTGCTCGGCGTGGCTCTGACGGCGCTGACCGCCAACCAGTGGGGCTGGTTCCAGATCACCGGCAATGCGATTGCGAATGTCTCGGGCGCTCCCGTCGCAGGCAATCCGGTGTTCTGGCAGGCTTCGGGCGTTGTCAGCCCGACGGCTGTCGCTGGCAAGCAGGTGATCGGTGCGAAGTTCGCAACGGCGCCTGCTATCACGCTCGGTTCCGGCGCATCTGCACAGGTGCTTTCGGGCACGCAGGCCGTGATCCTGCTCGAACGTCCCAACGTTCAGACGCAGATCACGTAATCAGGTAGTTCCGCACGGGGCTTCGGCCCCGTCTCTCTTTCCCCTTCCGGAGACGCTCCATCATGGATTTCGCACAGGCAAAAGTCGTCGAGCATGGAAACCAGCTTCACGTTGTGCATGGCGACGACGCCAAGCTCTACGTCGAATTCACTGTGGAGGCGGTGCACCAGCCCGCGCTCTCCGAACAGGAAGGCCGTCCGATCTACAAGGATGTGCCGCATATCCGCATTCACTTTCCGGGCGATCGCACGAAACAGATCTTCCGTCCGGTGAAGTACGAAGACGATTACCTCGGCCCGGCGGATCCGCGACGCTTCCCGATGCAATGGGCGCAGTTCTCCGCGCAGCAGGAGCAGGTGCAGACGGGTACGCCCGTCGAGCATTGGGGTCCGCTCACGAAGTCCGAAGCGATGATGCTCAAGGGCATCCATATCCATACCGTCGAGCAGCTCGCGGGCGTCTCCGACAGCAACCTGTCGTGGCTCGGCGCGCGTCAGCTGCGCGACAAGGCCGTCGCATGGCTCGCGCAGGCCGAGGGCGGCAAGGAAGTGATCCGCCTCGAGGCCGAGAACGAACTGCTGAAGCAGGATCTTGCGATGCAGAAAGCGCAGCTGAAGGAACTGGCCGACCGCATGGACGCCATGACGACGAAGGCCCCGAAGAAGGCAGCAGCCACCGAGTAAGCCATGACCCAGCCCATTACCTCCCTGAATCAGAAAACGCTCCTGCAGATCATTCAGGAGGTGATGGGCGATCTCGGCCTGCCGAAGCCGCTTTCCGTCATCGGCAATACGGACAAGACGGTCAGCATGCTGCTCGTGCACGCCACACGCATCGGTGAGCAGCTTGCGGCGAAGAACTCGATTAACGAGGGCTGGCCGGTCCTGCGCAAGGAATACACGTTCAATCTGGTGGGCTTTGGCGGCTACACCGGCAACACGACGGCGGGCAACAACGTCATCACGGGCATGCCGTCGACAGCCAATATCACGGTCGGCATGATCGGCACGAGCACCGCGATTCCGTACGGTGCGACGGTGACGGCCGTCGGCGCGAACAGCGTGACGCTCGACCAGAACGCGCTCACGAGCACGACGGGCGCGCAGTTCTCTTTCGGCAACGAGAGCTATGCGATTCCCGTCGACTGCGATCACTTCATCACGCAGACGGGCTGGGACCGCTCATTCCGCTGGCAACTGGTCGGGCCGCTCTCGCCGCAGGAATGGCAGGTGCTGAAGTCGGGCATCAGCCCGACCGGGCCGCGCCTGCGGTATCGCATCATGGGCGGCAGGATCTTCGTCAACCCGGTACCGGCCTCGCTCGACAATCTCGTGATCGAGTACTACTCGACGGGCTGGTGTCAGTCCGCGACGGGCACGCCGCAGACCGCATGGGCCGCCGATACCGATACGCCGACGCTGCAGGACAGGCTTTTCACGCTCGGCATCCTCGCGCGCTTCCTGAACCGCAAGGGCCTCGATTCGAGCACCGCGCAGCGCGAATATGACGAAGCTGTCGAAGCCGCTGTCGGGCGCTCAGGCGGTGCGCGCGTGCTGCCGCTCAATGCGCGCGCTGAACCGCCGGTGCTGCTTGGCTCTGCGTCGATCCCTGACACCGGCTTCGGCTCCTAATATGCTCCCTCAAGCCAACCGCGCCGCGCGCGTCGATGTCCAGTCGATCCCCCCGTCTGTCGGTGGCCTGAATAGCCTCGATGCCGTCGCGAACATGCCGCCCACCGACGCCGTTATCCTTGACAACTATTTTCCGGGCACCGCTGACGTGCCGCTTCGCCTGGGCTATCAGGTCTGGGGCTCGGGCATCACCGGCAACGTCGAGACGCTCGCGCCGTACACGTCTGGCACCCAGAAGAAGCTCTTTGCGATCGCGGGCGGCAACGTCTATGACGTGACGAGCAACGCCGCCGTCGGCGCGCCTGTCGTCACCGGCCTGACGAACTCGCGCTGGCAGTTCGTGAACTTCAGCAATGCCGGGCTCGAATTCCTCGTGATGGTCAACGGCATCGATCCGCCGCTGCTCTACAACGGCACGACGTGGCAGTCGATCACGAACGCCTCGACGCCGATCGCGATCACGGGCGTCAACCCCTCGACGTTCGCGCACGTATCCGTTTTCGCCCAGCGTCTCTGGTTCACGCAGGTCAACAGCATGCAGTCGTATTACCTGCCTGTCGGCCAGGTGGGCGACGCCGCGGCGCTGTTCGATGTCGGCCCGCAGACGTTCCTCGGCGGCTTCCTGATGGGCATCGCGACGTGGAATATCGACAACGCCGCAGGCCTGAATCCGTACATCATCTTCGTTACCTCGATGGGCGAGGCGATCGTCTATCAGGGCTCGGATCCGTCGCAGTCGACAAGTTTCAGCATCTCCGCGCGCTTTCGCATCGGTGCACCGGTTGGGCGCCGCTTCTTCGAGAAATACGGTTCCGACGTCGTATTCGTCACGTCCGACGGCCTCACGCCGCTCAGCAAGGCGCTGCTCACAGATCGCTCATCGAAAGACATCACCCTCACCGAAAAGATCAGCCCGAGCGTCAATGCCGACGCCGCATCCTTCCGCAACAACTTCGGCTGGCAGACGATCCTGTATCCGGACGGCAATAAGCTCATCGTCAATGTGCCAGAGCAGGAAGATAGCGTCTCGCACCAGTATGTGATGAACACCATCACGAAGGCATGGTGCCGCTTCACCGGCTGGAATGTCTTCTGTTTCGCCTATTTCAACAACGCGCTGTGGATGGGCGGGAAAAACTTCGTCGCGCAGGCCGACGTAGGCAACGATGACGGCGGCCTCGCGATCAATAGCGACATCAAGCCGGCATACAGCTATTTCGGCATGCGCGGTCAGGAGAAGTATTTCAAGATGATGCGCCCGGTGTTCCTGACGAACTCCGCGTTCGCGCCGCAGATCGATCTGTCTGTCGAGTTTAGTCAGGCTCTGCCGACATCGACGCCGACCTTTTCGCAGGGCAATGTCAATCCGTGGGATCTGACGCCGTGGGATCAGGTGCCGTGGGGTGGCAACCAGATCATCCAGACGGATTGGGAAAGCATCGACGGCATGGGCTACGCGGCGACCTATCGCATGCGCGCGCAGACGAAGGGCATCCAGTTCTCGATCGAGTCCGTCGACTTCATGTTCGAGAAAAAGCAGACGCCTACCTTCTGATTTTCCCGCTGCCTAGAATCCACGCTTAGATTTTCCATCTTCATGCACGAGGGCCCCCGGGCCCCGCGTAAAAGGTGCGCAAGGCTGAACCCTGCGCCCTTCGTGCATCCAGCTTTGCGCATCAGGAGCCCTTCTGATGAAGCGCATTGTCTGGGACCAGCCGGAACGAGTCATGCAGTTCGTCGCCGCGCGCACGGGCGAGGACTGCTATCGCGATTACAGCGCGATCGGCCTTGAGGCTGATGGCGAGATCGTCGCGGGCGTCGTCTATCAATGCCACACCGGCCCAAGCGTGATGATGCATGTCGCCTCCGACGGCTCGCGCGCATGGCTCACACCGGCCTATCTCGCCGCCTGCTTCCGCTATCCATTTCTGACGCTCGGCTGCCTGCGCGTGACGGGGCTTGTGCGCGCCGATAACGCGGCCGCCCAACGCTTCGACGAGCACCTCGGCTTCGTGCGCGAGGGACTCATCCGCAGCGGCTGCAGCGATGGCACCGATCTGATTCTTTACGGCATGCTCCGCAGCGAGTGCCGCTTCCTTGAGGGAAAACACCATGCGGCACTGCTTCGAGCAGCCTGATCTGCCTCTGCACGCCTTTCGCAAGGCGCTCGGCAAGAATCGACCGGAAACGCTGGAAGGAGGCGGCAAGGGTGGCGGCTCCGCGCCATCACCGC